TAAATCAGGTAAATCTTCTCTGTCCGCAATATACTGTTTCTTGGTAGAACTTAATACAGTTGCTTCTAATTTACCTTGTGCTGAACCAGTTGCAGGTACACCAGTAACAGCCACTAATTCAGTGAATGTTCCAGCAGTGCCAGTAGAACTCGCCCATAACTCAATCCCAATATCGCTTTGTGCTAATGCCATAAGTGTTTAGCCACCTTTCCGTTATTCTCTATAAATAACTTTACTATCATCATCTATAATACAACTAAATCTTAATAATACTCTGTATACATTCTCATCAAGATTAGGTAATACATTTGACAATTCTAATCTTAAACCATAATCATCTTGTAATACAACTTCCACTAAATCAGCAACGCTATTAGCGATTATACGCTTATTAACTGTTGCAGTATCTTTAGCAAATATCTGTGCTTCAACTGACAAATTATGTTTCTTCTCACTCTTATTCAATGTTTCACTATTCAAACTATACTCAACTTGGCTCAATACAATCAACGGAAACTCATCTTGCTCATAAGAAGGTATAAACGATAGAATAGTAGCACCATAAGGGTTTAATGTGCCATTAGACAGTTTAGTGTTTATGCCACCATAAATCTCTTCAAATACTTCTTCTCTTTTCATTATTTACCACCTAACTTTATCTTACTAAATACCGTTTGAGCAACTGATCCTAATTCTTGTTTAGTTTTAAGATATGCTCTATACATACTTCCTTGCGGTAGTTGCCCTATTGAGTGTTGCCATTCTCCACTTCTATTCTTGTACCACCAACCGTTATACCCGTGATTATTCACATCGTAAGCCCAATTTATAACTGGTTCAAACAGATTTGTATAACTGTTAAACCCTTTAGATTTAACACCATAACCGAACTCACTATAAGTAGCATTTTGACTTGTGTTTAGAACTAACACTTTAGGATTAGAACCAAACGCAATTTGTGTTAAGATATTGCTATTCTTAATATCTTGCAATTCTTCCATATCATTACTACTCGCACTACTAATTATATTTTGCCTTGTAAGAACTCCAACTTTATAAACGAACTCGCTATTTATTAAAAACAACTGTCTTTCATATTCTTGTAAATCTCTAAGTAATTCATCTAAACCACCACTTGCCCAATCATAATCTTTTTGAGCCATATTTATCTACCTTTAATACTTTCAAAGTAGTATATACCAACTATGTTTTGAATACTTGCTCTACGCACAACATAATTAGCATTAAACCCATTTTTAGTTTCTCCAGTAGGTGTAGCATCTTCTAAATACACTAAATCAAAATCATTTATATCTATACTAATATCTTTACTTAATGCTACATACATCTTTTTAGCGTTAGCACCAAATATCTCTATTCTTGCACTATCACTTAAAGGTTGAACATTAAGCGTAAACTGTATCGGTGTATCGTAAACATTTGTTTGGTTGCCATAACTGTCTTTATTAGTAGAAATTAGTTTAGCGATGTAAACAGTCTTACTCCAACTCTTAATGGGTAATATAGCCATATTAGACCTACCCTATTGCTTTCGCTTTTGGTATCAACTCGTTCAACAACTCTTTACTAATCCCACTTTGCAATTCCTTGAAGGAAATTGACAAGCCATTTTCACTATAACTGTTTACTATTTCTTGACCTAAACTTAAATACATTTGTTGACTTGCTTGCACTACCCAATAATTATACTTTTCAGGCAATAACAGTATATCAAAATTATCTTCAAAAGGATTGATAGTTCTTAATGCCTTATCAGTTGCAATACCAATCAATAGGTTTAACAATGTATCATAAGTTGTAACTGTTATTCCTAATAATAATTTTAATTGACTTAACACTTTAACTACCACCTTTCGCTAATCTTTTTAATCTTGCTTTCTCATTCATTATCTTGATCTCTTCAACTGTCTTTTCCTGAACAAGAACCCAACCTGCCAACTTATACCTTTTTAGTTCAGTAGGGAGAATGGCGATAACCACTCCCCCTTTCTTAACTTTCATTTAATAATTAAGAAGCAGAATAGGTGTCCCCAACATAACGGATTAAATCAGGTGTAACTGCTTTAGTTCCGTAATTGTAGAACAATTCAACTGCGTGTGAATTACTTAAAGGTATTCTTTCATCGGTATAAGGTTGACTAATTGCTACTGGTTGAGCAACTGAACCAAATGCCATTACAAACGCATTGACAACTTGACCAACGCCTTTAGGCAAATGATTTGAAACCCAAATAGGCACTCCGTGGTACAAACCTACCGCACCTTTGGCATAAGCATTATCTGTGGCAGGCATAGCATCAATTTGTAATCTTAATAGACTATGAACTGAAGGAGTAACAACAAACGCCATCATACTTCTATCAACGCCATCAACATAAGTGTTTGAAGTTGTTTCAAGGGCAACTGCCAACTCTTCTAATTTAATGTCCCAAGTAGCACCAGCACAAGTAGTCGCTGTTCCAGTTACATACGCTTCAGTAAAGAAAGCAGTATCTAATTCTCTCTTCATAGCAGACTTATGGTTTTGTGCTCTGCGTTGCAACATAGCAGGTATTCCATACAATTTAATATCTTTCGCTTCAATCTCTTCAACAATTTCTCTATCAACATTTAGATTGATAACAACTGGTTCGGTTTGAACATCAACACCAGCACCAGCGGTTCTTGCTGTACCATAAGCAACTGATACAGAGTTTTCAAATCTCTTCGCTTCTACACTACCACCCATAGGGTCGCCACTTAAATTATAATTTTTTAACTGAATTGAAACTGCTGTTGCTTCAATATTCTCAATTAACCCTGCATACTGTTCCATCAAATCAGCTGGAGTTGTACCATCTGTGAGTTTAATACTTAATGCGTCTTGTCTTGCCATACTTTTAATTTCTCTTTCTATGCCCTAAGGCATCTTAACTTATAAAGTTGTTTTGAAAGTAGTAGTTTTAGGAGAAATATTATCTGGAGTTTCAGGTTTCTTAGTGCTGTTGAGTAGATTTTCTTTCGTTTGATTAGCAATAATCTCTTTCTCTTTGCCTAATATACCAATAAACCCATTTACCAATCCTAATGTTCTATCTTTATCTTCACTAACTGACTTATCTAAAATATCTTGGTAGACTTCTTGAGATAACCCTGCACCGACAAATAACTTTTCGGCTTCTAATCTGTTAGTCTTAACATTGAACTCGCTTTGAATTGCTTGTGCTTTTGTCATCTCGTGTTGCCACTTCTGTTCATTATCCATACTTGACAATCTAATCTTTTCAAGTTCTGCTTCTTTTTCTTTCAAAGCATCTCTTACTTTGGCATATTCTGTCTTAGGCAACATATAATCACCTAATGAACTTTGAACCTTCTTAGCAATCTCTTCATCTCCTAATACTTCAACCAACTTTTCTAATAATGTAGCCATACAATACCACCTTTCTTATAGGTTATTAAGGAGCACCACTCCAACTTTGTGAAAGTCCTATTTCGCCATAGGTAGCAATCAATATATGTAAAGTGTATTTATTCCACTTGCATATCTGCTTTAACTTCTGTATCAACTGTATCTGTAATTGCTTCTTGTTCAGGTGTCATCGTTTGGTCTTTTTGCCAAAACCCTTCCCCATAGAACGCTGAACTTTGATTAACAACTTCGTTGCTATCACTGAATAACCCAATAACATTAAACGCAACTGCTGGGGCAACTTGTGCTGATTGCATATTAAGTAACGCTTGAGTTTTAACTAATATGTTATCACTCTTGTTTCTTGTGAACTTAATCTCAATATCGCTTGTAGTAAGCGTTGTAATGCCACTATTCGCTTTATTCTTGCATATATTCAATACAATCTTTAATAACTGTTTCTCCGCCACCTTAAACGATAATTCATCTTGTTTTGCTCTTTCATCAGCCATTGTCCAACCTTCGCCAACTAATCTCGCTTGTCCAGTATCGCCACTTGATACTTTATCACTCATTCGTGGTACACCTGCGATTGTCAACATATTATTGTATAATCTATCGTACAGTATCTTAGTTTCGCTATGAGATAACTTGTTTGTTATCAACTTAATATCGGCAGGTTGTCCCCTGTCTACATTAGACATAAGTTTAATCGCACCTGCTTCAAGCATTTTCTTATACTCTTCAACATCAATATCAACATTGATTAGGGCTAATAGACTTTGAACAAATTGTTCAATATCATCAATATCATTTGAACTAATCTTGTTTAGGGCATCTAAAGTTGATTTAACTAACTCAATAATACCTAATCTGCTCTTATTCAATGGGTACTCAATAATCGGTATATAACCTAACCAATTTATCTCTGCACTTGCTAATTTATCTGGTATATAATCAATCTCTAATTCACTACCATATTCAAATGCTCTATCGTTAGTCTTGAATGTGTATATCTTAGTCTTAGTATAAACAGTAATAATGTAGTATATTTGATTAGTTAAATAATTCTTTTTAGTAGCGACATAGAAAGCCATAACTGGTTTACCTTCATAACCACTATCATAGATAACTGCGGTGTCTTTAGGATTAGAATTATAGATAACAAATGGTACATCGCTCTCATAACTTGGAAATACCAATCTATATGAAGTTCCACAAATATACATATCTTCGGCTAAGTCTTTATCTTTACTTGGTTTATCGTTATCAACCATAAATCTATTAAGTTTCTCAATCTCTTCTTTTTCAATATCTCCACGCTGAACATATTGGATTGGATCACCATACACATAGCCCTTCTTAAACTCTACAATGTGAAATGCGTTATTTTCTAATACTTTATTGTTTATATCTTCTCTAATCAACTTAACCTTATTTAGAATATCTTGATTGCCTTTGTAATAGCCAATTAGATAATCAATTTGTTTACGATTATCAAAGTGAATAGGCAAAACATCTCTAAGAACTTGAATAATAGTTATAGGGTTTAGTTCTTCATCTTTAGCCGATGTCTTTAATACAGTTCTTCCAAAAAGATTGTCAAATAAATACTTTATATTCACTCCATCTTTTTCAAAAGCCATAGATACCACCTTTCACATTTATTCACTCTAAACCTATCACGCTTTAGCAAACTAAAGTAAGTGTATTTACTAAATATAAGACTAAAAGCCATATTCTCTTCTACTAATAATCTCAAAACTGTTTCTTTTAACATTGTCCATTATAATTTCAGCAACATATAACGCTAAACTATCTGGTGCATCATCGTTTTTATTAGCATAATCAAATGAATAAGTAGTAAATGCGGTCATAAATCTACCATAATCACTATTAGAAGCAGATAAACCTTTCTTCTTAAAAAACATTTTTCTCAAAATCAAACCACGCATATCTTTAATTCTTATCTCTTTTTTAGCAGTATTATACTTTTCTCTTATAACGCAAAAGGTTATACCTTTCTCTTTTAATTTCATCTCTAATATCGGTTTAAGCGATGTGTCGGTATTATTCTCAACTACAAAGTTAGTTATTCTATGCTCGTAAATCTTGTCTATAACTAAATCGTATGCTTCTGTCATCGCTATTCTCTTGTAGATAACATCAATTAAGTAATGTTCTTCTCCATCTCCTGTCATATTAAAAATAGGCATTGAGATATTATCTTTACCTTTTCTAGTTGGATCAAGAACAGCATAAGCGTATGTATTAAGGTCTTTAGGCAAAGTATCATACTGTTTAAGGTTCTCATAAGCAAACTCCATACCAGTAGGTGCTATTGGGTTTTGTTGATAAACACAACTGAACAAGTAAGGGTCTGTTATCTCTCTCAACTGTAATGCTTCTTTAGTTGACATAACCCTTGTGCAAGTTGAAGTATCATTATCATCTAATAAAGGCACTCTAATAAAAACAGCGTGTCCATCTTCGCTTTCCATAACATATTTATATCTACTTGATTGAATAGGCGGGCTTATCTTACACTCTTTCTCTGTTATGCGATTAAGAATATCTTTAGGTGTCCACATAGTCCCTGCAAAGATATATTTAATCTTGTCATTTTCTCTTCTGTTCCACCACTCTGTTGTAAACTTCTTCCAGTAGTTCTCGTGTAAGTCATCGTTATATGCTTCATCGCTACCCTTAGTAATATCATCTAAAATAATAGCGGTTCTTGCTCTAACACCAGTTGTACCACCATCTCTTGTCCTAACATAATGAGAAACGATTATATCGCTATTCTTTAACTTCCAATCGCTATCTTTTTCTTTGTCAAAAGGTTTACCCTTGTATATAGCAAACTGTGGGAAAATCTCATTATATAATTCACTTTGGATTAAGTCTTTAATAGATCTTGAAAACCCATTTAATAACTCATCATTATAAGATAGTCTTAAAATAGAATTATTTATATTAACTCCATAACACCACGCACTAAAATAATTTAATACAAAAGTCTTTCCATAAGCAGGAGGTAGACTAATAACTATCGTTGTAAATATAGGATCAAACAACATTTTATTAAGATAAAACACAATAGGGTTTAATACATCTTTACGATTAACAAAAACTTTATTATCACTTGGTCTTTCCCACTCCATAAAGTCAATGAAATGAGCCAAACTTCTTCTACCGCAAAAAGCATAGGTTCTTCGGTAAACTTGGTAAATAGAGTTTATCTTATTCTCTTCAACTTTAGGACTTGCTAACATTTGTTGAATAATCGGTAGCAGTTTAGATACCGCATATCTAACAGCCCATTGTTTATCTTCTTCAATATCACTTGTATCAAATAAAGACACTAACAGTTCATATTGAGTTTTACACATCTCAATACTTGTATCAATGTCCTTAATTTTCTTATTAGTAAATAACAAAGTTATTTCTTCTATTGCTTTTTTATATTCTTCCACTTAATCTCCTAATTCATCAAGAAACTTAACTATCTCTTGTACTGCTGTTTGAGTTGCATAACCCCTATTAGGGTACAATTTAAGGACAATATCGTGTCTTAGTTCCCTAAACTCATTAGGGTTCGCTATCGTTCTTAAAATGGCTGGTATCAACTCTTTATGTCTATTAACTTGAACACCACCGATATATTCCCAGAACCTAATTCCGTGATTAACACCCCTTCTATAAAAAGGACAATTAAGCACTACTATTGGCTTACCAGTACACATGAACTCGTACATTGTTGAACTGTTATCGTTGACATAAATATCTGCTATTTTCAACACATCTGCGTAATTAGTTAAAAACTCAATGTTATATTCCTTAAACTGTTCTTGCCAACCAATATGTGGGTGTCCGTGCATTATTAACTTAAACTCATCTCGTTGAGCCAATAAAGGTATCATAACTTTATAAAAATCATAAGCAGATCTACTCTCTGGTGATACTAAACAATCCCAATGAAACGATAAACAAACTATCGGCTTTCTATCTTTAATCTCAACATCTTCAAACTCTACATTGTCCATTTTAGGTGTGCCTATAATGACATTTTCAACTAAAGGGTATGTAAATAAGTTCTTATAATTATTCAATGCGTGTTGATTAAGAAACAGCACTACTCTATCTTTACCTACACCACCTGCATAAGCAGGGTGCTTGCTACTGTAAGTATGTCCTATACCGTGTTCCATAAATAGAACCTTACCAGTTGTCTTTTTATAGTCGCCATAACTCGCAACTAAAGTCAATTTACTATCAGTTGGTAAACCTATCGTGTATTTAACACCACTTCTAATCACTTTATCTTCAAAAGTGCCATTTACATAGAAAGTTCCCTTATATTTATCTGGTAATAACTTCCAAATTGGCACTATATGGTCAAAAAAGTGTGTTTCTGTTGCTAAAAAATCAATCTTTTCCATCTATAATCTCCTTCCAACGCTTAAATCTTGCTATATTTTGGTCTTTATAGACATTAAGACATTTATTCTTTCTTTTAACAACTCTATCTGTAGTCCAATAATCAAAACCATTTATAAATTGATAGATTGAACTTGCGTATTGATTGAATATAACTGGTTTACCTAAAATATGTGCTTCTTCGCTAACTAAACCATAAATCTCTTGGTCGCTAAAACAACATACAAAATCAGCCATTTTAATATATGGGTAAGGGTTCTCTTTAGCACCTAAAAATAATACTTTATTTCTTAATGCTTTCTCAACTCTCAATCTAATCAAATCGTTATTTTTGTTTGATGCTTCGCCAATGACAATTAACCTGCAATGTTCTCTTGCTCTTTTTACCATAAAGTCTATTGCTCTATCAAAACCTTTTTCGTGTGATATTCTTGCTACTATCAAGTAAATAGTTTCATTATTGGTTCTTTTAAAGTCAATTTGCTCATTAGATAATTCAAGTATTAAATCTACATCTAACGGATTACCTATGATAGTAGAATTAAGCCCTAACTTCAATAACATTTTCTTATGCCAAACGCTTTGAGATATTACTTTACTATCAGGCAATATCTTATCTATGTTCTCAACCAAACAAGAACTAAACCAATGTATAATTCTATCGGCTTTGATAAAAGGCAAATCTAGTTCTTTTCTTGAACAGTTTATAAGTAAATCGCATTTATATTCTCCAATAACAACACACTCAATCTTGGCAACTTTTGATAACTTACCAAGCATCTTGTTAGTTCCGTTATTAACGCTAAAATAAGCAATCGTTATATCGTAATCTCCTGATTGTTTTAATAGTCGGCATAAGTTATAAACAACATTTTCCATACCACCAACATACCACGCATAACTATAAAAAATTATTTTCATCTATATTCACTTCTCGCTATTCCATTATTTATTTTGCATAAACCAAAAGCAATAGTTAAAATAAATAAAATCGGTAGCACCATAATCAATAAAATTGTCTTAATTATTTTCATTATTTTTTCCCCTTATATTTAACACTTAAACTGCCATCACGATTATTTCTGTACATATAAATTGTTTTGTAAATATAACCACAAGTCATACCTTCTTTAATATTCTCTCTTAGAAACAAACCATCTTCTCCCCACTCGTGTTTAATATCAAACTCAACTTTAATTATGCTTCTATTGAATACTCTCGCCCAAACTGATTTATTCCATCTTGGTAATCTTCCAGCAATAAAAGTAGCGTTAGGAGAATTGATAAAACACCAACTCAATTCATACCAATCTTTTTTAGTATCAACAACATTTAATATCTCACGAACATAATTGGCTCTAACCCAATCATCGCCATCTATAAAAGCAACATATTCTCCCTTTGCTAATTCTAAACCAACATTTCTCGCATTACTAACACCTTTATTCTCTTTTAACTTAACCAACTGACTTCTACAATTACCATTGATAATATGCTCTATTATCTCAACCGTGTGGTCAGTAGAACAATCATCAACAATAATCAGCTGACAATCAACGGTTAAATACCTAACGATTGAATTAAGACATTGTGTAATATATTCTTCAACATTATAAGTTGGTATGATGATAGATAATTTAACCATATTATCCCCTAATATAATGAACGGATTTAAGGTTCTCTGTCTTGTGCCACAAGTAGCACATAACTGCTTTAGAACCACCTAAATAACCTTCATCGTATTCATACTTATCTATCGGTTTAGGGCTTGACATTGACCTTTCTGTAATACCACCCCTACTTGTTGTACTTTCGTGATGGATATGTCCTGAATGAGTTTCGGCATATTTACATTTACCCCACTCTTCACGATACTCAATTTGAAGCCAATTAAACTTATTAGTCTTGTTGATTTCTCCATGATGAAGTCCAATTAGATTATCTCCATACACAAACGCTTTTCTAATCTTAGGTGAAACATCAAACTTAATATTATCGTAATTAGCAAATATATAAGGCATCGCATTAAACACAGCAAACTCAATATTTCTTGAGTGATTACCTTCAACCCAATATACTTCAGTTTCAACTTCATAAGATAAAGTCTTAATAATATCAACAATCAATTCAGTGCCTTTCATCAACATCTTTTTAGGTCTACTGTCAAAGTCAACTTTAGTCCCTTTAGTAGTTGTCATCGCTTCTGTGTCTATATGAAAGAAATCTCCTAAGAAACAAATGTATAATTTATTAACTGGATATAACTCAATCAATGCTCTAATCTTCTTAATAACTCTTTGCATCTTAGCAAGGGTGATCTTGTAATCGTTATCTTCCCCAACTTCTTCGTGCCAACTCAATGCTCCTATATGAATATCCGCTAAACACACTTCTAACGCATTTTCTTCTGTTAGGGTAATGAAACTATCAACATCACCTAAATCGTTCTCTAATGGCTTGAAATCAGCCACTATGCTCTTAATATCTTCAAGTGTTAAATCTTTACTAATTGTCTTAGGTTTAATCGTAATCTTGGATTGATAATTTATCTTCTCTCCATCTTCGCTACTTTGACTTGTCCATATATTATTCTTGCAATTAACCAACTCAAACTCATCTGGATCAAACCCGTGAGCATTGATAACAAACCTTGCGTTCTTCATATCACTCTCACTCATTATTATTTTACGCTGGCTTATTTGTGTTCCATCAGCAAATATCTCTATACTAACATCATCATCTCCATTATTCCCTTTTCCTAACATTACACCCTTCTCAATTCTTAATCTCTTAAAAACAGACCTACACGCTTCTGCACTTCTATCTATTCCAAATCTATCTTTTAGTTCTAAACTAACTCTACTCCAATCGTTTACACCACCGTTATCTTCTGCTATCTCTTTTGCTAATTCATAAATAATCTCGTTATCTTCGTTCAACAGTAATTCTCCTTTACAGTCTCTCATTA